CAGACTTTAAAACTCTTGATGGTAAGTATGCAATGCCTTACAAGCATGATACTATTAAAGATGCAAAGAAATTCCTAGAACAATATAAACAACAACCTCATCTGGTCTTTGGATTAGATAGGTTTGCATACACATACCTTTCAGAATCATATCCTAATTCAGTTGATTGGGATAGTGATAAAATCTTAACAGTTACAATTGATATTGAAACACGAGCAGACAATGGGTTTCCAGACCCACAACTTGCAAATGAAGAGATGTTATCAATTACTATTAAAAACCAGACTACTAAAAAGTTAGTAGTCTGGGGTCTTGGTGATTTCAAAAATGATAGAGATGACGTAACTTACGTTAATTGTTCTAACGAAAATGAATTACTTGCAAACTTCATGAACTGGTGGTCTAAACATTATCCAGATGTTGTTACTGGCTGGAATACTGAATTCTTTGATATACCTTATCTCATCAATCGTGTTACTAAGGTTCTTGGTGAGGATAGAGCGAAAGAGTTTTCTCCTTGGGGTTTAATCAGTACAAGAACAGTATTTTCTCATGGTAGAAATCAACAAGTCTATGATATTACTGGTGTTGCAAATCTTGACTACTTACAATTGTATCGTAAGTTTACTTACACAAACCAAGAGAGTTATGCACTTAATCATATTGCATTTGTAGAACTTGGACAGAAAAAGAATGAAAATCCTTATGATACTTTCAAAGATTGGTACACAAAAGATTATCAGTCTTTCCTAGAATACAATATTGTTGACGTTGAACTTGTTGACCGTCTGGAAGACAAGATGAAGTTATTAGAACTTTGTCTTACAATGGCCTATGAAGCAAAAGTTAATTATGAAGATGTATTCGGTCAAGTTAAGTATTGGGATTTTCTTATACACAAGTACTTAAAGAAAAAGAATATCGTTATTCCACAAAAATCATATCATTCAAAAGCAGAGAAGTATGAGGGTGCATATGTTAAAGAACCACAAGTGGGTATGCACAAGTGGGTAATGTCTTTTGATTTGAATTCTCTATATCCACATTTAATTATGCAGTATAATCTTTCACCAGAAACACTTGTATCTGGTAATTTTATCAAAGATTTAAAAGTTGATAGTATATTAAAAGGTATTGATTTAAACTTACCAGACAATACAACTATCACACCAAACGGTGCGTTGTATCGTAAAGACATAAAAGGTTTCTTGCCAGAGATGATGCAAGACATTTATGATGACCGTACTATTTACAAGAAAAAGATGTTGAAAGCAAAACAAGATTATGAAGATACGAAAGATGCTAAATACTTAAAGTATATTAGTCGTTATAATAATATTCAGATGGCACGAAAGATTTCACTTAACTCTGCTTATGGTGCAATTGGTAATCAATACTTTCGTTATTATGACCTTGCGATTGCAGAGGGTATTACAACTGCTGGTCAGTTATCCATACGTTGGATTGAAAAGAAGATAAATGATTATCTTAATAAATTACTGGAAACTACAAATGAAGATTATGTTATTGCATCAGATACAGATTCGATATACGTTACTTTTGACAAATTGGTTAATCGTGTGTTTAAAGAGGGAAGAGATGTACAGAAGATTGTCAACTTCTTGGACACTATTGCTACAGAGAAGATTGAACCTTTTATTGACAAGAGTTATCAAACTCTTGCTAATATGATGTCTGCGTATGACCAAAAGATGCAGATGAAACGAGAAGTGATTGCAGACAAAGGTATCTGGACTGCAAAGAAAAGATATATCCTTAATGCATGGGATGTTGAGGGAGTACGGTATAAAGAACCTCAACTCAAGGTCATGGGAATTGAAGCAGTTAAGTCATCTACGCCTGCACCTTGTCGTGCAAAAATTAAGGAAGCATTACAAATTATTATGGAGGGTGGTGAAAAACAACTTAATGATTTCCTCATTTCTTTTCGTGATGAATTTACAAAACTTTCGCCTGAAGAAATTGCGTATCCTCGTTCTTGTAACGGACTTAAAAAGTTTGGTTCTAGTTCTTCTATCTTTGTTAAAGGAACTCCCATGCATATTAAGGGAAGTTTACTTTTTAATCACATGATAAAAGAAAAAGGTCTAACTAATAAATATCAAACTATTATGGAAGGTGACAAGATTAAATTCCTTGAGTTACGACAGCCTAATTCATTAGGTTCTAACGTCATATCTTTTATTGGTCAATTTCCAAATGAACTTGACATTCACCGATTTATAGACTATGATGTAATGTATATTAAAAGTTTTATTGAACCTTTATCATTTATTACCAACATTATTGATTGGAAGATTGATAGGTCATTTGGAACACAAACAACTTTAGAGGATTTTTTTGGGTGAGATATTTTCGTTATACATTAGATGATTTACAAAAGTCAGCAGATAGAAAACTGTTTACTTATATTTCTTTTTTTTCTGGTGGTGGTGGTTCATCTAGTGGTTATAAACTATCTGGTGGACAGTGTTTATTTGTAAATGAGTTTCAGAAAGTTGCAATGCAAGATTATCTTGCGAACTGGCCAGGAACACCAAACATATGTGGTGATATAAGAAATGTTACTGGTAAACAGATTATGGAACTTACTGGTCTTAAAGTTGGAGAGTTGGATATACTTGACGGTTCTCCACCTTGTCCACCATTTTCAATGTCTGGTACTAAACAAGCAGGTTGGGGTAAAGAGAAAACTGCATACGGTGTTAAACAAAAGAATATAGAAGATTTGACTTGGGAACAGATTCGTATTACAAAAGAACTAAAACCTAAAGTAGTTGTGTGTGAAAATGTAAAAGGTCTTACAATGACATATGCAAAAGAACATTTACAAAGAATGGTAAATGACTTTGAAAAGTGTGGATACACAACTGTGTTTAGAGTTATGAAAGGTCAATACTACGGTGTTCCACAAAAAAGAGAAAGAGTGTTTATTGTATCAGTTCGTAATGATGTTATGGATGATATAGGATTACCGTTTATGTGTTTAGATAGTACTGTTTATCCAGAGCCAGACACAGATGTACATACTATACATGATGCAATTAACGATTTACAAAAGACTAACCAAAATATGTCTGAAGCATATGATTTAAAAATCGCTATGGAGAAAAGCGCTAAATATAAGTGGATGAAACGATTACCAAAGAATCCAGATAAAGTCGTTTCAGTTGGAGATGATGTAGTGACCCCTTGGTTTGACAAGTGGATTGAACATAGAAAGAAAAGAGGTAAAGTGTTACCAGAGAGAAAAAATAGTTTCTATCAATCAAGAAGAGTACCTTGGAATCAACCAAGTCATACTTTGTCTGAACAAGGTTTACAAACTTCACTTGGTGTTCATTTGCACCCAGAGGAAGATAGAGTTTATACTACACTTGAGGCTGCAAGGATTATGACTCTTCCAGAAGATTATAAACTTACTGGTAAACTGAATGAAAATCTTGCACGAATAGGATTGATGGTTGCACCACTTTGTATGCACTACTTATCAAACAACATTTACAATAATATATTAAAACCATATAAGGAGACAAAAAATGCAAACGTACATAGCTAAGAAAGACTTAGGTAAAAAAGAAACTTATACACAATGGAATGGTAAGTTTTTAGGTGATGATTCATATGATGAATTATTAACAGTTACAGATGAAGATGTAAGAGTATACAAACCATTTAAAACTGTCGATGGAGATAATGCACCATTAGCTGCAGTTGTAACTAATGTTTACCCAGATAATTCAGTAAAAGAAATGTTGAAAAGTATTTCTGACGTTTCTGTTATGAGAGCAAACTGTGCTGGCCCAGTTGTAAAAGAAGAAATGGAAGCAAAGGGTTTGAAAGAGGGTGTTGATTATAAACTAAGGACTCCAAACTCATATTATGTAAAAACTAAATCTGGAGATTGGGGAAAGATTGCATACTGTAATGAGATTAGTTCTGTTATGATTGGTTACAAAAGAGGTAGATTTACTGGTAAGATTGGTACTGCTGGTTGGTGTAAAGAAAATCCAGAGAAATGGGAAAATTTTAGTGAAATATCTAAATGGAATCAGAAGGCATTTGAGAAAGCATTACCAGAGGTTTATGCAAAACAAAAGAAATGGATTGAAACTTTTGTAAGGGAAGAACATAGAGTTGGTATGTTTACAACTTTCTCTGCGAATAGATATCATATTGGTCAGTCTAAAGCAATGTCTGCTCATGTAGATAGTGGAGATTTAGATGCTGGATTAACTACTATGAATTGTTTTAGAGATGGTGATTATGATGGTGCATATCTATGTTTTCCTAGATATGGTATTGCTATCAACGCACCAGATAATTCAGTAATTATTGCAGATTCAAATGAAGTGCATGGTGTTACTTACATTAAAGGTAATGGAACACGATATACTACAACTGCATATTGTGACAATCGACTTGCAACATTAGGTTCTGCTGGTAAACCAGAAAGATTAATTGGTAAGGTTGCAAAAGAACAAGAAAATAACTTAGAAAGTTTCTTTGGGTAATACTTGACTTTTACATACATATAGTATATGATTAACAAAATTGGAGATTTATTATGGATACAAATTTACTTTCAGACTATCAAGAGTTTGTTGATGAAGTTTCTAGTGACCAAACTAAAAACTTAGATGACTTTATTGATGCAGTTGAGATAGTCGAAGAACAAGGTGTTGACCCATCAAGGTTGTTGACATCTGGAATTGGACTTTCTGGTGAAGTCGGTGAGTTCAATGAAATTATTAAAAAGTGTATATTCCAAGGTAAAGAAATGGATGAGGATACTGTAGCTCATCTCAAGTCTGAACTTGGTGATATTATGTGGTATATTGCACAAGGTTGTCTTGCACTTGATACTAATATTGAAGAACTCATTGATATTAATACTGCGAAACTTGAAAAAAGATATCCAGGCGGATTTGATGAGTTTCGTTCTGACAACAGAGATGAGGATGATATATAATGGATTTTTTAAAAGATATTGCAAAACAGGCTGGTAATGAATATGCTGGTCTGGTTGCAGATGGTGTAGAAGCAGGAGATGTAGATTCCTATATTGATACTGGTGCATATATTTTTAATGCACTATTAAGTGGTTCAATCTTTGGTGGTTTACCAAGTAATAAGATTACTGCACTTGCTGGTGAGTCTGCGACAGGGAAGACATTCTTTCTTCAA